ATTCTGTTACTTTTACGACCTATTTCTAGGCGAGACAGGCTCTTCGGCCCATCTTCTCCATGTTTCCATTGGAGGTCAGACTATCGCATCCCAGAATATGGGCTTTCTCACTTAGTCGTTCAGCGTGGATTTTTTGTTCGTTTAGTATTATACTATTATAAACGAAAGGAAATTCATGGGAAAAATAGTCAAATTTCATACCAATCATGATCAGTGGATGATTGCTTATCTTGCAGGACTTATTGACGGAGAAGGCTGTTTCTATATTGGCCATGTAAAGCAAGGCAAATATGGAAATGGACTTCAATGGCATAGCATGCTTAAAATAACAAGCTGTGATGAACCACTCATAGTATGGCTTGAAGACTTTTTCGGTGGATCTAAAGATTCGAGATACAGATGGACTAGTAAGAAAAAATTCACTCGTCCAGTTTATACTTGGCAAGCAACTGGTCCAATGTTGGATTATTTGCTTCCAAAAGTTCTTTGTTATCTCGTAATAAAAAGAAAACAATGCAAAGTTATGATTAAATATAGACTCACCGCCAAAAACATTGGCAATAAAAGACTTTCTCCAGAAATTACCGAAGAGCGTCTTAAACTTATGAATGAAATGAGAAATCTTAACTCGCGTTATCATGAACATCCTTTAAAAAATCCTTCGCCCCTGTCACCTTAGCTTATGCCGTAGGCTTCCAAGTCAATCAGAGAAAGTTTATAGACCCCATTCTTTTTAGGGTCTTGATTTTGTAAGGTACAATTCTATTACTTTTATGACCACTCAAGTGGCGGAGAATCTTGTTATTCCTCTCTCTTTATGTCTCCATAAAGATTGGACTTTCGCTTCACCTTTCGGTGTCTACCCGCCTAAGTCTCTTACGCTAGACATTTAATAGTATTTATGGTACGCTTGAATATATGAATTAAGGATAATATGAATACACATGATGATATAGTTTACTTAGCTGCAATTATTGATGGTGAAGGATCATTAGCTATTGATATTCAGAATCCAATAAAAGATGATAGAAAGACAGACTACTATTCAATAAGGATAATAATTGTTAACACTTCATTAGATCTTATGAACTGGCTTGAATCAAAGTTTGGTGGGAAAGTTCATAAAAGAAAACTTATTAAAGGAAGAAAGCAATGTTATCAGTGGCGTATATACTCATTTAATGCTTCTAAACTTCTTCAAGAATGCTTACCTTATATGATTATCAAGAAACAACACGCCCAAATTATTATTGATTTTATGCATACAAAAAAAGATGGATGGCTAGTAACATTTGAAGTTCAAGAAGTTCGTCGACTACTCTATAAAAAAATAAAAGAAATAAATAAATTAGGAACGTAATTTATTACTATTAAACCCTTGCGCAGTGTCACGCTCGTCTTTACGTTAGCGCTTCCACCTCAATCAGGGCTGATTTAAAGCAGGCTATCTGCTTACAAAACCAAGAATTTCAAAGATCACTATTTATCAACCTGCTCGTTTAACGTTACATATGTCTTGACGTTAAACTATTACGGCACATTTACCGTAAAACGAAACTTTAGCATCGATATCGATCGCAGTTAAGTTTTGTGGTGGTGGCGTTACTCCAGAATTCCCTAAAGGAACCATCGCTGTGTTAAGAGCGTTATACCTACGCATACGTAAAGTATTACCACCGTTACGTGGTAAATTCTTACGCATTGCCGGTATTTTGTGGATCATATTCACTATCTGTTACTTATTTTGACCAAATATTTATGAAGCTTTTCTATTTGGCGGGGAAACTTCTTCGAATCTCCCTCTCTGTCTTTCGATCAGAGTCCAGACTTTCGCATGCTCTTTTAGGAGCCCCTCTCGTTAAGTCGTTCACGGTGCTTTCGCTTCCGCCTTGTCACCTTGGCAATTTGCTTTAGGTTTCCAAGTCAATTAGAGAAGGTTTAAAGTGCCCAATAATTACAAATAGGCACGGGAACTGAGAGAAGCTTGTAAGAAAATGACTGTTGGACAGGACTTGGGAGTGTCCCGGTCGTGGTTATTGCCATTTGTCAACTCTTTCTGTAAAAAGATTGAATTCTACAGGCATTTGACGAGAATCCATTCTACATGTAATATAGTTGATCCTATACTAGCAATGCAGTACGTCTTTAGATTGGCGAGATCTGCTACGCCGAATTTCAAAGTGAAGGAGCGACTCTTCTTACGCACAAATATAATAACCCATAACAACAAGGAAATGCAATGGTAGGACAAAAATATGGGAGTTGGACTGTTTTGGAGCAAGTATATATAGAACAAAATAGAGCAACAGTATTCAAATATTATGAATGTGAATGTGAATGTGGCGCCGTTAAACCTGTACGGGCGACCGATTTAAAACATGGTCGATCTACTAGATGTAGAGAATGTAGAGATAAAGACTTATATATAGACCCAAAAGAATACATAGGTAAAAAATTCGGTAAATGGACCGTTATTAGTGAAGGAATTCCCACCAAAGCACAACAAAGAACCATCATATGCAAATGTGAATGTGGCAAAGAACTGACTATGTCTACTTCTAGAATGAAAATAAGAAGGCCTAAATCATGCCAAGTATGTAATGTAAAAATACATGGTATGGAAGGCACTCCAACATATTATACATGGCAGACGATGAAAGCTCGCTGTCTTGACGAAGATAATCATAACTATAAATCATATGGTGGTCGTGGTATAAAAATATGTGAACGATGGCTTACCTTTAAGAGTTTCTTTGAGGATATGGGCGAGAAGCCAAAGGGTTACCAAATAGATAGAATAGATAATAATGGTAATTATGAACCTGGTAATTGTAGATGGGTTACTCCCAAAGAAAATTCCAATAACAGAAGAAAAAGACCGGTGGTTTGGAATTTAAAGAAATAGGAAAATAATGGAAACATTCCTCATAAAAGCATTCCTTACCGCAACTCTTATATGCTTCTCGCAAGCCTATTATTATGAAAAGGAAATAAAATATGAATCCCCAATCCCTAATACCAGACATAATGAGCCTCAACGGTAATATGCATCGCCTTGATGATGAAGTTGAAACTCTTAAGAAAGAAATTGATACTCTCCATAAAAGAATTGCTATCTTAGAGAATCATATGATTATGGATAAACTTGAACCTGTTTTAGAAAAGTTGAGTAAAACATAATGGAATGGATAAGCGTAAAAGATAGATTACCTGAACCTAATGTCGAGGTTTTGGCATATAGATCGGTTGATATGGGTGGTTACTATAAAGGCATACATATAATCTCTTATTGCAATTGTAACCATATAAGTAAGGATACTTTTTTTGTAATCAAAGATAATACTCTCAATAGAAATAACTATCGATTCATTAAAGAGTTTACGCATTGGATGCCATTGCCAGAATATCCTTGATCCAACCAAAGGCAAACCATAAAAAGGAACACTATGATTAAATATTTCTTATTTCTTCTTATTCCCGTAACAGCACAAGCGATGCAACCACAACGCGTCTACTCTAAAAAAACAATAAGAACACAGAGAGTATGGCGTCTTGATCAAACCATAAGACCCATTCCCATTGTTTCAACACAGGTTATTCCCTCAGCCAATGCGATTGCATTAGCAGCTATGATAGAAAAATATAAATAATAGGATTAGCATGGAATGGATAAAGGTAACGCCTAAAACTAAACTAAATAAAGAAGAAAAAGAAAGATTCCTAGTATTAATTGGTAAAGACCTTTTTATAACTTATTATGATCCCGTTAATGGGAAAGATTATTATGTTGAAGCTCCTCATGATTCTGATGGCTGGCATAATCAAGATAAATTTGATTATTATTTAACACTTCCGCCTCTTCCAGAAGATTCCTTGACCAAACCATCGAAATGAAATAACTTAATAATTAGAATCTGTAGTACTAATCTAATCCAAAGGAAGAACTATGTTCAAATATACATTATTAATACCAGCTTTAGTTTTATCTCTTCAAGTGTTCTCTATGGAAACAACAACAACAAGCGACAGTGATAGTTCATCTTCTGTTGATACGAGCTCTATTAGTAGCACCGATTACATTACTACCGGTAGAGATTAAAAACATCATATCCTTTTTCCTAACCGGATTTTGGACAACAAAAAAAGGCTCCCGTTAAAAGGAGCCTTTTTTTTGTTACAAAACCCAAGCTTCGCAACAAGAGACATTATCAGATTCTTACGTTCTCAGAGCATTCTCAAAAGAATATTTTATACCAAAAATTCCCGCTGCGAGCATAACTGCTCCAAAAACTGATACAAGACCACCTTTTTGTCTATTAAGAGCAACATATTCGGCATCTTCATCTTGTTTGCATGAGATAACGATATTTTTATCAAAGGGATAGGGAATGTTAAGAGCAAGAAATAGGCCTCGTGCAATTAAATTGAGGCCTATATAACCTGCTGTGGCTGAAAGGGCATGAATTGCCAGGAAATTTATCATAGATTTCTGTTCAGCAACAGAGGTGATGGGCTTGGCTTGTGAGCAGCAAAGCAGCAGCGATAATAACAGTAATTTTTTCATGGAGACTCCTTCTTGTGGTAGGGGGTTAGATATATATCGGTGCCAGTATAGCATCCCCATGCCAGAGAGGTCCAGCATGGGTCCGGAGATGTGTTTTAACCATTTCTTTTAGAAGCATCTACCATCTCTTTATATAACTGTTTCTTTAAGTCTTCAGTTAATCCACCAGCAAAAGCATTGGCATGTGAAAGAGGACTTTCTCCTTGTTGAGGGGAGAGGCTTGCCAATGATTTAGGCTTCAAGGAATTCTTATGTGCTAATTGTTTTTCAGCCTCGTAAGATTGATCTTTATGTATACCAAGCTTCTTAATAAGAGTATAGGCCGATACGCCTTGTGTATAAATATCTTGAGAATGCATCAAGGTTTGTGCTAACTCAGGATACATAGCTGATAAGACCTCTATATTCTCACGAGAAACAACGGAATCAAAGTCAGGATGCTTTGCCTTAATACGTGCTTCAGCAATGTTTAAATGGGATCTTTGTTCATATTCTTGCAGTTTATTCTCTAAGTTACGAATCTTTTGTTGAACTTTTGTGAGGTGCTTGCCTTCAGCAAGATCATCAGGAGCGAGGGTTATTTCTTCTTCAGGAGTTCTACTTTGTGCTTCTTGGAGAGCTCGTTTTAGTTCATCACGTTCACGTTCAGCACGCTCAGCTTTCTCACGAAGGTTACGCATATTTTCTATTTCATTGGCTTTCATACCAGTTTTAATGCGTTGACGAACTTCAGCTCTTGTTATTTCTTCGGGAGATTGTTCAACCGTCTCCACTTTGTCGACATTTGATTCTTCTGTTTCAGTTGTCGACATTTCGTCGACGACTTCAGTCTCTTCTTGACTGGGAAGTTCTGGTTCTTCTTTTATTTGGGCTATATCAGCGGTTGCTTGTTTGTTAGATAATGGTTTCTTATAGATCTTTTCTGCATCCGTAGCACCGGTTACCTTCGTTGCTTCAGCTCGAGCTTGAGCATCATCTATATTTTTAACAGCATCAAAAATGGTTGCGAATTCTGACATTATTTCCTTTCTAATTCAGGAGAATTTTCCTGTTCCCCATTGAGTTTCTTAGCCAATTTAAATAAAGACCCATCTGAAAATTCAAGAATAAACTTGAGTAGGCCACGCTCAGATTCTGCAATTTGTAGAATATTATTCTTAAAGTGAATGCAGGTATCTTTAGATGGTATAGTCCATAAGTATTCTATGCGTTCTAACTCATGATTGTAAACAAATACTGATTGATCGTAATCAGGAGTAGGACAGGATTGCCTTCCATAGAAGTAATTCCTGAATACATTAGGCATAAGGCGTTCATTCTTAGTAAGGACGAGAATATAGAAGGTTCCAGGGAATATTTTTCTATGCTCTTCCGCGCAATTAATGAGATGATTCATGTAATCTTTTTGCATCTCACGTTGCAGCTCTATAGGATCTCTACTTTCCGGATTCTTCTGGAGGAGTTCTTGGGAGATATCCCCAATAGTTCTTTTTTGATTCATAAATACTCAAATAATGTTTTTTAATTACAATAAGGGTATAAGGTAAGGGTTGATGCATATCTTCACAGTCTTTAACAAATATTGCTGATACAGCATCTATTTTTGCTAGAGCGAGGGTTCTTGTAACTTTATCATTATCCATGCCATAGCAGGAAAGGAATAGGAACATTATTACAATCTTTAACATACTCAAACTCCTAGTTCTTTATTTTGTAATATCCTGGCTCGCATTAACTGTTTTAGTAAGAGGACTAGCTCTTTTTTTTTTCATGGCGGTCTTTCTCACCGTCTTATATTGGTTCAAGGACATTATGTTTCCGTCATGAGTGAGTATAGGTCGAGGAGTTGTAACATCAAATTTCTTTACGTATTGTCGATAGAAGAAAAGAGAAACTATAACAGAAACCAAACAGATTGTTACCACCACGATTGTCAAAATATCCAAGTCCATACGATTCCTTAAAAGAAGGTTTAAATTCCCCACCATAATAGTAAGGAATTTAAACCGAGTAAATGTCTTAGGTTCTTTTATCTTCGTAATCTGAAGCTCGTCCTAAAGGATTGACAGGCGGTCTCTTCATCTTCTTCATAATCCATGCATATCCCAACAGACTACCAGTAAGTCCTAAAAGCCATACTGATGGATTATCTTTCATGGAACTATGACAGGAGTTCCAATAGGTCTTGCCAGTTACCCATGCTGCATGAGTAAAGATGCCTGTTATAAAAGGATGCTCAAGGATCACTTGAAAGGTACTGTTTGTTTTGAATCGGGATGGAAGCGATCTATTAAGTACCGTACCAGTAAAACCACCGAGCAAACAACAGCGAAGCGTAGTATTCCCAAAAAGAGAAGACATACTGAAGCTCCCACTATCACCGGGAAAAAAAAATCTCGAATTGAAAGCTGCTGTTGAGGTAATTGTTGATTTCCAGAAGCTTTTGCTGGTTATCGTCTCAAAGACTCCTTCTGCCGTTGCTTCTGCAGCGTCTTTTGTTGTATCCCATACCGTAGGTCCACCATAAACATAAGAACTGAAAAGTATGCTTAAAAGTAAAAGCTTTCTCATAGTAATCTCCAAAAAGTTATTTCTTTTTCTTTTTCACCTTTGTTTTTTTCTTACCTAATTTTCGCGATTCAGATAGAGCTATCGCAATCGCTTGTTTAGGATTCGTTACTTCAGGGCCCTCCTTACTTCCGCTATGGAGTTTTTTTTCTTTGAATTCTTTCATGACTTTTTTAATCTTCTTTTGTACTTTAGTCTTTTTTTTCTTAGCCATGAGCTAGCACTTTCCTGAATGTTTTTTGCCACATTTCTTACACATTGTTTTCATCGGTTCTCCTTTTTTATTTTAAGCTCTGGATACTTTCTATATACAGCTGCCCGTATTCCTGACGGATCGGGAGCAAAATGGGCTCTCGCCAAGGCGTTTCTAGCTCGAGCAAGAGTGTTAATAGGAAAACTAAACTTGGAGGCGCCTCCTGATTTTCCTGCAAAGGATTTAGGAGCGACATCCTTGTATTTCCCTGCGTTAGACGAACCCTTCTTCTTGCGCATCTTCTCTTCAGCGCCCTTAGCAACCTTAACACCTTTTGCAATAGTTATTTTCTTCTTCATCAGTCCACCGTATCATCGCTATAAGGATTAGAATAAAAAGAGAATGTGGGATATTCAGTATGCACAAAATCCATAGAAAGATTGGACATAGCCGATTGATCTTCTTGAACCATACCAGCATCTGCTACTTCCCATTTTCGTCGTGGATCTATCCCACCAAAGAACTTGCTTCTCATATCACGAACACGGAGTAATTTATCCTGACTTTGAGCACGCTCCATTGATTGCATGTCTTTATCAGTCTCTCTTGATTGCTTGCGACTTAGCGCTTTTCCTACACCTTTTTTCATCATCTCACCTTTATGGTTTCTTCCCATATTAATCGCTTATTAATTTTGGATTGGAGCGGAGTATATTTCTCACTCATATTGGCAGGCTTACCCAGAATTGCGTAAGCAATCTTCTTTGGTTTACCTTGTATTCTTATCATTGATGGCATTCTGTCTCCTCTATTAAATGTTTCCAGTTAGCACCTCTCTTTATCATTGAAATTGCGCCCTTGGATACTCCAAAGTCTCTTGCTATCCTAACACAGGTAACTCCCATATTAAGCAATTTTTTTATTTCTAAAACTTGTTTTTCCTTAAGGATTGCATGAGGAGCAGTTTCTCCGATCAACTCTCTTTGTTGATGCATTTTTTCTAAATTATTTTTTTTAGAAATAAATTGACAATTTTCTGGCGTATAATCTTTATCAGGATCCTTTCTGTCTAATGCTAATCCCTGGGACCATCCATTATCAAAACACCATTGGAAGAAAGAATTTTGATCAACTATCCATTCACCGAAAACCTTTATTCCTCTGCCTTGATAATAAGGAAAATCTCTTTTGGCCGCATTATAACATCGAGTCAAAATCGTATACCTCAATCTATAAACAGGATGCTTGGTTGTTATTTTATGTTCAATTCCATTACTTATTATTAAACAATCTAGAAGTTTTCCTTGTGCCATACATTCCTCATAATAATGATTATCTATGACACAAGCCTACTTTATATTGTTATAAAAAACAATTTAAAAACTTCTAACAACTTAAACCTTCTTGGGATAAAAGTGTTCTTTACGCTTGGAATTATCATAATCCATTTGCATATCAACACCACGAATAGTATCATCCAATCCATCAGGCATTTTAGCTCCTGCATAAGGATAGGACTTAATCATAACTTCTTGAGGAAGATTAGCGATCTTAGAGTGATCTTCATGGATCATGCCAGCATCTTCCATTTCCTGACGTCTGCGTGGTTCTGCACCAGCATATTCACCGTGCATTGAAGCCATGCGATGCATCGATCTTTCTTCACCGCGTCGTTCATGCATGCGATCTTTATTTGTTTGATGGTATCTTATTGCCATTGTAGGCCTTTCGTAGAAATTGAGCTTGTGCTCAAGGTTAAAATATTCCTCTAACTACTGACAGGTACTTCCTGATCTTGTTGTGCGGTTTTTCTTTTTTCGTAAATTTCATTTCTTAAAGAATAAAGCAGAGCAACAGCCTCTTCAGAATCCTTATCTTCAAACTTAAACCGATTAATTTCTTTTATACTATTGGCTTTTTCTACCAATTGTTCAAAAATAATAGAAAATTTGGAGTAATAGATCGGATCAGAACAACATTTTTTAATTATTTTTTCTTTATTCGCCATTAAATTATTAATAGTGTTGTTATTTTCTTTAGCTACATTTTTAAATTCTGATACTTTTTCTTCTTCAGACATTTTATCCCACATAGATTGGGTAATTTTAAATTCTTCTTTAATCATGGCTGCCTTGTTCTTAAATAAGGTTAAAATATTCCTCTAACTACTTGTTTGTTCTACTTTTGGTTCATTCTGTTGTGCCTGTTGTTTAATTATACCAGAAAGAGCCATCAGTTTTTCAACATGTTCTAGATCAACCGTATCTATTTCTTTGAGGGCCTTAACAAGATTGAGGAGTCCAGTCTCTTCATCACGAACTGCTGCCGCCCTTCTCTCCACTGCTAATGCTTGATTCTCTTGGACTCTACTTAAGCGTTCAACGCCAAGCCCTTGATCTGCCTGAGCTCGGGCATGAGCCAAGTTAGTGCGCGCTTCTTGCTCTTTAAGCTGAGCTTCCAATTGCATTTGTTGTTGTTGCTGCATTTGCTGCTTTTGTTGCTGGAGAGCTTGGATGAGCTTATTTTTCTCTTGAAGGGTCGATGATTCAATAAGAGACTCGTCCGGTATAGGAACTCCAAGCTCTCGCAGTTGTAAGAGCTGTGCGAACTGCATTTGTCTCTGTGTTGTTGTATTAAGTCCTTCTTCTACTGCAGCATCATATTTACCGAATGCTTTATTATAGAATTGAGGAGAAGGTTGATCTTGAATAATCTTTTGTATCTTACCAGGAGTAAAGTTAGCTTGAATGATATCTATCATAATCTTACCGAGCATCTTTTGAGATCGATCTAACTGATCAAAAAGGATCTGTAGGGTTTTGAGTCCTGATCCTTGTCGAAGCATTGCTAAGATCCCAGCCTTATCATCAGTAGCCGATCCAAGATTCTCTTCATTGATACCTGATATCTCTTGTATCTCTTTACCTAACATCTCTGAAAGCTGAAACATTGATGGTGGAATCTGTGGAGCTTGTATTTGCTCAACATCAGTCATCTGAGCTTCTTCTTTAAGAGCCAGGCCACGGCCTTGTCCTGCTAAGAATACATCCTTAGGATTAACCAGAGCATTCTCTTTGTATTTCCATCCTGAGTTAATTTGGCTTTCAAGGATATCAAGTTCGATTACTTTTCTACGGTTATAGAGGAATTGTGAATCCCTCAGGCCACGAACCACCGATTGGCAACGATAGGGAAAATATGGCATTTGAGGGTTATAATAAGCAAAGACAGGTACAAAAGGATAATTGTCAATTCCAATAGGATTCGGACCATCATAAAAAACTTTTCCTTGGATAACGATGGCAAGACGCACTGTAGGAATATCTTGCTTAATGACCGTAACTTGGGGATATATTTTAAGGAATTCTTTAAGGCGTTCATCATTCTCACTCTTCCATTCCATAGTCTCGCCAGTCTCAGTGTCGACCAACATATCCTGCATTCTAAAATCACGATAGTAAAATTCATCGTAGGTTAATAAATTTTTGAGTGAATAGCCATAAGACTCTGGCATAAACTGGAACTTACCATCACGGCCAGTTCCTGAATCATTGCCATAAAGACCAAGAATAAGTTCTGTTTGCGATGGCATTAAAGATATAACTTCACGTTTGGTCAGGAAAGAACGTTTCCATATCCCATTACAATCTGAGAGATCATGCTTTCTGAAAAAAGGATCAATAAGAAAGCTATTATAGGCACAATTATCTAATTTAATATCCCCAGATATTGGATCTGATCTATAATCAACCCAGACCTGAAGAAGATTCATTCCTGACACAAGAGCGCCATGAAACGAGTCGGATATCGTTTCTAAGATTCCTTCTTTCTGGTTCAACCATAAAAGAACTTTAGTAAATTGATCTGCTGTTATAGTGTCACCATTCTCAATAGGAACAACGATTGTTGACTTGCGATTATTACGTTGTTGACCATCAATCATGTTAATGATTCGGCGAATTCTATTGAAATTGAACTGCTTGCGCCTTCCAGCCGGAAGGTTTCCGTATTGTTCATTAAAAAGAGATTGATCGCCTTCTGCAAAGCGAGTATCTGTATCTGCTTCAGACCAGAAAGTCTGATTGATTGTTATAGCTTCTGCGTAAAATGCTTCCATTCTAGAAAGCATTGGACGGTCGCGTTCATTATAATATTGCGGGCCAAGTTCGGGAAATATCATAGCTCTCCTTGTAAGAGGTTACTTTAAGAAAGATACTACGGTATGCTGCTATGGATTTGCAAATTTTATTTGAAAGGATATATAGAAAGGATCTGGTTTATTAAAAAAGTTTGATGATTATCTAACAAAGATGTAACTTAATACAAATCTTACAAATCTATCTCCTTTTTCCTATATTTTTTCCCCTGTTTAGTGCTGCAGGGGTTTTTTATTTACTATCAAAACTCATTATCATCTCTGAATATTGCTGGCATTCTAGAACTTGATCCATACAGAGCTTCATTATATCTGCGATCTATATCCTCACCAGTCATTCCATCTCTAACTTTAGGCAATGAAATACAGAGATATCTCATACAATCTGCTCCATGCGAAGCCCAATTGTGAAGTGGTTTGCTATTGTAAACTTCACGCTTTATATCAAACTCAGCACGATAGTTCTCTAGACAGTCTATAAGTCCTTTGGCTTTAACTTCATCAATCCAAACTTTACTTAAAGCAGAACGAACAGCTTCAATGCCATCTACAATGGATATATCTTCAGAAACGGTGAACTTGATTCCCAATTGGCGAGCCTTCTCTATTCGAGTAATACCCGAACCAAACTCACGAACTTTTATATCATGAGGAGCTATATGCCTTCCATAGGAATAATCTTTGGATTCTAGAATCTGAATATAATGCTCAAGGCCTTCTTTGCTGTTCTCGTAATAGTCGATGATACGAACGGTTTGTCCAATAGTCTGAAAGAAGATAATAGAAGTTGAATCTCTTACACCAAGATCCCATGCGGTATTAACTTTGAATGCAGATTCCCAGGGAACCTGTCCTATTTGTCCCTTAATGCGCATCTTATCTATATATTTAGCATAATAGGATCCTTCTATACCCATATTAAATGAAGTGTAGTATTCCTGCTGAATAAGATCCTCGCTCATAACTTCACGTTCTTTAGCCAATCTCGCTGCACTGACGTGCTGAGTGTCATCAACGGTAAGTTTATAACAGAACCAATCAGGAGAGTTGCGAGCTATCTCATAAAGCTCATAGAGGTGATTCTTTCCGCGTGGAGTTGATATAAAGATTGCCCAACCATCATTAACGGTAAGAATGGGGCGTAAGTATTGATATGCTCTTGGATCTTGTAAGGCATATTCAGAGAATACAATACCTTGTGGATTCGTTCCAAGGAGAGAATCATAGGAATCCGAACCCACAAGTTGTAATAGAGATCCATTTTTGAATCTAATTTTCATCTCCTGTGAGTTTTTACCGTGGACTATCTCATCAGGAATATAATCGAGGATTCTGAGGCCATCGGTTGTTATTGAATCCCAAATTACTTTCTTTGCTTGTGAATAGGTAGGAAATACATAAAAGATAACCATAGGCTTACGTAAGCATTCACGAATGCATATGTTAAAGGCAGTCAGATCCTTGCCAGCACGACGAGGAAGGATTGCCAAGATACGTTTATAGCCTTTGTTGATAAGAGCATCCATTATTGGAATTTGGTATTCTCTAGGCTTGAATTTGTTGAGATGAATTACTGATTCTATATTCATCAGGAAGATGCTTTAGGAATGAATTCATCTACTTTTTCACTATCTCCAAAACGATCGATTAATATCTTTCTTGTATATTCACGAAAGAATTTGAAAATTTCGGCACTATTTTCAGGAATATGGTTTAAGATAACATTCTCATGAAGATAATATTTACCATTTTTCTCTACCGTAAAGCTTTTATCTTCTGGAGGGTTCTTAGCCCATACATAAAGCTCAGAAGTTTTAGGATCAAAGAGCCATTCTTCACTGTCACTTTTTAGACCTCTATGAATAATAAAATCAGAAGTATCTATTTCATGCATCTTCACTTGCCCTTCTTATCTCTCGATGAATATCATCAAGCATTTTGGTTATCTCTGGATATTCTTCTTCACAGTACTTAACCCAGCTTAAAGGAGCAAAGGGATTGCCATCATTCCATAGAATGATCTTTTGAATCTCAGGACAATCATGAAGTGTTACTAAGGGATAGAAATCATGAAAGGGAATCCATGATTCATCTTCTTCTGGATCATAAAAGACCATGAGATCCTTCTCGGGAGTATGAATATCTGCAGAAATAAAAGTGCCCGGGATCCTACTTCTTCTCATTTGCTACTTTAAACTCCCATAAGATAAGAAGGCTTATACCAACATGGGCTATCTGTAATACGAGTTTAACTATTTCTAGATGTGTCATTGTATTTCCTTATCTACTATGGCATCGATAGTGTCTTGAATAGATACTTTTTGAGGATGGGTCTTATCTAAATCATAAAAGTAATCAGAAACAGAAATCCCTTTTTTCTTAGCTATAGATCTAATAATATCTTCTAAAAGATTTAATTCTTCCTGTGTTCTCATCCTATTTCCTTCAATTTCTGATCAAGCTCCATCCATTTTTCATAAATATAATTTATCTTAAAGGCAGCGAACTTATTTTGCTCATCTATATCTTGCTGTATTTGAGCAAGAATGTAATTTCCTATAACTTCCTTGTTAATATCGTTGAGAGAGCACGTATGTTTATTGCATCTTTCTATATTATCTAATCTTTTTGAAAGAAATAAGATTGATTCTTCAATGGTCATTTCAGGAGTAAGTTTTTTATCACTCATTCTTCTTCCTTAGGTTTAGTTTTTTTACCAAATGGCCTATCAGGCCTCCAGATTAATGCGTCAAATTCTTCTTGAGACATATCAAATCTGTGATCTATTTCACCGTTCCGCCAGAAATCATCACTAACTACTTTTAATCTTTTAAGCTCATTTTCTATTTCTTCATCGGTAATCATTCTTCTTCCTTGGGCTTAACTAACGATGAATCAGGAATCTTATCTACCAAAACAAACTGTGTTTGAGTTGCCCCGGCGGCATTCTCTTGCTTGGTTAGATTACTTCTTCTTACCGTTTCTTTTTCCCATTGAGGGTCATACATAGGCATAGCAAAAGTTATCATCTGGGTATTTAATTGATTCTTAATAGCACCAATTTCTCTACGAGAAGCTAATCGCATCAAGGCAAACTTATGCTCTCTTTTAAGCTTTTCGTTTTTTTCTTTCCATTCATTGTAATCACTATCCGTTATTCCGGTTTCTACAAAGAATTGATTGAACGTAAATGAGTCTTCTCTCGATGACCATTCTTTTACATAATCAGCTGTCTTTTCTAAAAATGCATCGGAAACTGGTCTAACTCTATTTGAATAAAATTCAGCAGAATCACGAAAGGTTTTTATAGGAGATTTCTCTTTGTATGAGCTAGAATGCTTTGTTTTAGCCACTATTTTAACTCCATAATAGATATTTCAGTTCGTGGTTTTTTGTCATATATTTTTCGTATCCTTAAAGAAGTAATGCTACTATCCTTAGTCCAAAGAACATCGGGACCCACAACTTCTATAAAGTTAACTAAGTTAAATAACTGAGGCTTTAAGCCGCAGGGATGTCCTTCAAGTCCATTCCTAAGATATCTTTTAGTACTACCAGGAACTTTTTTGGGCTCAAAATAGAAATCTATATCTAAATGTAACATTCCCTTTAAGAGAGGTCGAGTATCACGCTGGCCAAGGAGAGAGTTTTCGGCATGGAGCCTATGTTGCTTTTGCATATCCCATCCCTTTTGGCCCTCATAGCAACGAATATAGGGCGCAGGAGTGCCTATAATTGTATAGATGATCTTAGGGGCGGGAAAAGACATTTCTTTCAACTGAGGGGATTCTTGGTATATAAATTCTAGAGCCTTCATTTCAATCCTAGCATTTTAAGAAACTCTTCTGATTGGGGAGTAGATTCATAGAATATCTTACGAGGCTTTATCGAAGAGATTGATTCTTGATAGCGCCTTTCCCTTTCAGCTTCTTTTTCTTTTATCTCTTTGATTGTTTTGCTTTTAACCGTGATCTTAGTGGTGTGATCAGGATAATAGTTCGTTACGGTTGTTTTTTGAGTCCGTGACATTTTGTCACGGGTTGAATTCTTAAAATCTTTTTTAGATTTATTCGTCCTCAACATCTTAGCGCCAGTAGGGATAGCATAGGAGAATTTTAAACGATTGCAGTACGTGTAATCCACCGGAACATTATGTATCTGATGCCATTGATGGGCAAGACTACAAAAGTAAGAATACCTGTTTCTTATTTCCTGTTTATGGGGAAATCTATCTTCAGCATATAGAATTGCCTCATCACAGAACCGAGTTAGATCTGCTTCCCCCTCTTTTGTGAGGTCAAGACACGTAATATTTTTTATAACGGGAGAAATTAATTCAACTTTAGGGTTTTTTGTGGTCATTTTACCCCCTATGGATTTAAATTCCTTATATCCTTTTTTATATGGTGTTCCCTCGTTGTTGTTTTGGGCGCTGGAAGCAGCGAATGCCCCAAAGATGGTAGCGAAGATAACATTGCGGAAATTAGGAATAATATCAGAAAGATGGAACCGAACAATTGGACTTTTAAGAATTGGTGATAAAGAGTATACGGAAGTATACCTGTGCCTATACTTCATGGTAATAAGACCCTCTCGTTCTAAAGATTTCAATGCTACGTTACTACGGGATCTGCTTTTTCTCCCTGAGCACTTAGCAATTTTAGTTTGGCTAACGGTAACAGTCTCATATTTGTTATCAAAAAAATCAAGGGTGTTTATAGTATCTATTTTGAGAGAAGAAAGATTTCTAATGAAATCTACCGGATTACTAAGTAATTCAGCGCTTGGCTGCTTTATTTTGAGTGTTTTTTGTTGACTTATCGGTTTGAATGGCATATTCTTGTTTTCGTGTGTATTTGTTTAAAAAGACGCCTGGTAGCTGATAATTTTAAACGAATATGGTTAACAAATGTTAATCAAAAAAAGTTTATAAGAGTTGTAAATAGATGAAAATCTCTCTACAGCTCTTAACTTTTTTAATTTCAATTTAAATCATACTGTTTTTTTTGCTGTATGATGGCACTCACAACAAGTGAGCACTTATCCAAAGTAATTATTCCACCATAAATTTCAAGTTATTTCTCACCATTTAGGTCTTCATAGGCAATAATATACTTATAAATCTTGATAAAAGTTACGTATTTCAGGGTAGTTTCTTCATTTAAGAAAGTTTTTAAGGTAAGGGCTGATATTCTTATAATTCTAGAAAGTTCCCCCACGCTCATTTCTTTGTCCATCATTATAACTTTTATCTTTTCTCTCAATTGATCTTGATCATATTTTACAGTCTTGGCTAAATAGTTCATTTCTATCCTTTATGTATTGCAATTTAGTTTTATATATGTTATTATATCATTATATAGTTAAATATCAATAGCAGGAGTAACCAAAATGGATGTTAATAAATTAAAAGAAATAACCGAATCACAATTAAAGTTTCTCAGGAAGCAACATGAAATTACTTGTACTGTTCTGGATACGATAAATTACTTTATAGATCAGGGGAAAGCTGAACAAAGTTCCACCGAAAATCTAGAAGAGATAATAGAAACATTAAATTTGATACTCGGAGATATTGAAAAACAGATATATTTTTTTATGGAATTAGAAAAATATTAAAATAGCAACATAAAAAAAGGGAATGCTACACACATTCCCCAACAAATAATTAACCCGTGAAGGTCAAATAAAGGATACTATGAAATCAGTAACCATACAATCTACTGTCTCTTCTGTTCTCAACTCTGCTGTCTCTGAATGCGTTCCCCGTAGCGAGAACAAGGAATGGCTTAAAATCGCTAAGAAGCTTTATGAGATAAAGAAGGTGCTTAAAGAATATGAGAAGATTGAGAAGGAATTGAGCCAGGAATTGAAGATACTCTCAGATTATAAGAGTGCTATGGGAGGAAAATATATCTATGAAGCCACAACCAGACAAGGCAATGTAGACTATATGGCGATTCCTCAGCTTGCTAAAGTTAATCTAGAGAAGTATAGAAAAGAGGATACGTTGGTTTGGAAGTTGTTTAAGATAAAGGATTAGAATGATTAACTGGCTATTCATATTACTATGGCTTATTGATAACGAAGAGGATGATGAATGATGGAAATAAATCAAATTTTTAGCGTTATTCAAACTTGTATTGTAGTAGTAGGCTGTATAAGAGTGTGCATTATGATAAAACAGGTTGGAAAGGATTGTAATACTAACCTTAAATGCTTTATGGAAATAAATAACTTAAATGAACACATTACGTTACGCTTAAAAGAAGAACACGAAACTCTCAAAAAGACTATCTATCAACTTTCTCAAGAAGTTTTATATGTGAAAGAGAAGTTGAAGGCAGTTTCGAGAGAGAATGCAAAGAAATCTGTAATTGAAATGGGGGATAAGTATGAGTGAAGTTCTAATACTTATTGGATGGATGGCATCAATTATTATTATCATATTTTCCATAGTTTTTATTAATAATTGGTTGTGTGAAGATAAATGCCTATGTTTAAAATATCGTACAATTATAAGCATTAGAACTCCGACCATAGAAGATAAAGCACCACCAGGCGTAGTATGGATAAAAACCAAAACTATGCAATATGATATTACAGCACCATTGGCTTTATTTATACAAAGTGTTGATGGTTGGAAAGAAATAGTATTAAAGGATAAAGATGGAATCAATTGAACTTTTACGAATACTCGATTCAATTAAAGAACTCTCTGAAAAAGTAGAGTCTTACAAAGAAGAAAAGAACAGGCCTTCAATTCCGAATAAATCAGCCGATTTAAACGAACTTTTCTCTGCCCTGGCTAAAGCTCAGTCTGAGATAAGAACGGCGAGCCTAAGTGCTGTAAATCCCTTCTTTAAGTCTCGCTATGCGGATCTTGCTGAAATCGTTAAAGCTTGCCGAGGGCCATTGGCTAAAAATAACCTATCTGTTATACAACAGATTCTTCCCAATGATGATGGACAGAATATTCTTCATACTATTCTGGGGCATTCATCTGGGCAGTGGATTGAATCTCGCATGAGAATTGTTCCTGCTAAACCTGATATTCAGGCCTTAGGAAGTTATATAACTTTCTTAAAGAGATATTCCCTTGCTGCCCTTATCGGTGTTGTAACGGGGGATGAAGATGATGATGGTGAACTTGCAGTTCATGATCAACGAGAAGTTGCCTCCAAGGGAGTGGCTTTGAATACGAAGTATAATCCTAAAGAACAATCCTATGAGACTATAACCAAGGAACAGCTTGATGAGGCTCAGTATGAGTTACAAGGCTATCCTGATATTGGTGAGATGGTTTTGGATGGATTGAAAATACAATCTATTGCCGATATGCCTAAATCTAAGTTCCAGACAGCTATGAATAGGATTAGAGAAATAAAGAATCTAAGAAATGGGATAAAATGAATGAAATAGGTGAATTATTATTGAATTTACTATGGAGATATGGACTTCTTTTTGTTGTTCTTCCAGTTCTTATAGTTTTTTCATTTGTAATAATCATAGTTATCATGGGAATTTTCTATAATTAGGAGATATCGATGAATGAAATTTCACGAGAAAGAAGATTCCGTTATGGAAGACCCAATAAATGGGATCATGCTGACTTTGGTACTGAAATATTCGTTATGAAAGATTCTCGATTCAAGATCTATAAGCAGTGTAGTTCACAGGAATCTAAGCCTGTATGGATATCATTTGGATTCACTAAAGATAAAAATTGTAAAAGCCTCTTCTAGTAGTAGACGAGGCCTGCTTTAAATCCACGGTAAGAGATGGTTACTTCTACCGTGGTACAAAAAAAGGGGATGTAATGAAGCTACGGAGCTTTTGTTTTCAGCTTTATATCAGACTCAGTCCGTTGATCCTTTGATTTATAATCAGGTTGCGAGAACACTAACTTAGCATATTCATCTTTGTCAGTAGGGATCATTTTGATGCCATTAGCCTCTAATTTAGGATCCCATTCCTGTTTAAGTTTCTTAAATACTTCATTGTATTTGTGCGTAAGAACCCAAGAAAGACGCCGCTTCATATCCTCTTCAAAGATATCTTCATGAATCTCGTCTTTGATTACTTTCTTTTGTGTTTCATTGAGTTCAAGAATTAATTTGTTATCAACTAAAATTTTCATAGTTTCTCCTTTATTGTATTAGATAACCACTTATATAAGTTAGGGGATTAGACGCGGTTCCACCTAAGATGTTATTGCCATTGAGTTGAACATTATAAGTAGCAGTATCTCCGGCACTCATATCGGCGATAACCACAGTTTGGTGACATCCAAATGCTACTCCTATCCCTGATGAATTAGATATTATGAAATTATCAAGATATGTTCTTGCTGTTGTAGTTATAGTAGTAACAAACCGTGCTGTAGCTCCAGAATTATTCAAAGTAAAGGTTACATTTAATAAATATCTTCCTGTTATGGGAGCGGTAAATGTAGCTGGAGCTCCAGCTCCGGACCCTACATAAACATTTCCCCCATCATCATAGATAATGGCTAATACTACTGAAGTTCCTAAATTATAATTTATACTTCCAGCATTGCTATAGTTACCGTTCTGATAAGCCATAAAGGCTTGGGCTCCTGAAGGAGTTCCTCCTCCAACCGTTCCCAATTTGCCCGCATTATCTACAAATACAGGAGCATTGGTTGTTCCGACTGAAGCCCCATAGATTCCTGCCACATAGGTTTCAATTTGAAGTCCTTGTGTTCCAATTCTAATGGTCTCATCTTCTCCATTTACTCCCGCATTCGAGAGCAGAATATTACTACTCTCATCTCCAGTATAATTAGCACCTGCGGTAGGTCCAAGGGCTAGATTTAACGATCCTGTCGTCAAGAATTGTAAATTAGCAAATCCAAGAGTGCAGTTATAATTACCACTTGTCAATGCTTCTAAAGATTCTGCTCCATAGCAACAGTTTCTACTGCCGGACGTTGTATTCATCATGCTAAGATCGCCCGTTGAAGTATTGTAGAGCCCTGTGGTCAAATGCTCAAGAACCTCAGCTCCAATTCCTGTATTTCCTATCGCATCAGCAGTAGTAAGAGTTTGATTGCCGGCTGCTTGACCAAGGAAGGTATTCTGGGTTCCATAATTATGTAAAAAGGTATT